TTTTCAGGAACAGGTTTTCCTTCTTCATTTCAGAAGCCAGGGTATGGAAATCCCACCTTCTGATCCTTGTTTGACTGATGTCATAGAGGAGTCCCATTTGGTTGACGACTCCACTCTTCGCCGTTCGGCTAAGGTAAAGAGTGCCAGCTATGACGTCGTCAGTGAAAATTTCACCTCTCCTGGTCTGAGAGAGATTGCCCGCTACGGTGGATATGGTGTTTATTCCAGTCCTCGTAATACCGATCCGTGGGTACGGACCACCTTAAAACTATTTGACAGGAAAGTGTACGATGACATATACGGATTCACTCGTCGACCTACTGGCGTTAAGGGAATGTATAGTTCACTTGTCAAATTTTCAGAAGGTCAAAATTCTTTTCATTCACTCTCGCGTGTACAACGCAGAGCAATGCAGAATGCTATCTCGAAAGCTCGAAAAGCTTTCAAACTTCCCTACAAGCGTGAGCCGCTTGACTGGCACGAAGTTGGACCATATCTAAGACGTGATACGTCGGCAGGTGTGTCCTTCATGGGTCAGAAGAAAGGTGAAGTGATGGAAGAGATATACCATGAAGCAAGGTGGCTTGGCCACAGAATGAAAGGCGATGGCCGTCATCGTTTTGATTCCAGGAAAGTAAGGTTCCCGCCTTGCTTAGCTGGTCAACGGGGTCACCTCTCGAGTGTTGATGACCCCAAGACCCGGCTTGTCTGGATCTATCCTGCTGAAATGTTGTGTGTGGAGGGATTTTACGCCCCTCGGATGTATCATGATTTCATGAAAGATCCGCATTCACCAATGTTGAACGGGAAGTCAGCACAAAAACTTTACACTGAGTGGTGTGTTGGCATTAGGGACGGCGAAACGTTGTATGGACTAGACTTCTCTTCTTTCGATACTAAAGTTCCAGCTTGGTTGATTCACGTTGCTTTCGACATACTAAAGCAAAACGTGGATTTTGAAACTTGGCAGGGTAAATCTGTTGGTAAGCGTGAACGTCAGAAGTGGAGTAACGTGTGGAACGGAATGGTTCATTACTTCATCAATACCCCGATACTTATGCCGGATGGACGTATGTTCAGAAAGTATCGTGGCGTGCCCTCTGGATCGTGGTGGACCCAGATGATAGACAGTGTTGTGAATTACATACTTGTAGATTATCTAACCGAATGTCAAGGCGTTGAGGCCAAGGGACTTCGAGTGTTGGGTGACGATTCGGCCTTCCGCTCTGGGCCACAGTTCGATATCGAACAAGCAGCGGAGGATGCAGCTGATGTTTCAATGGTGTTACATCCAAAGAAATGTGAGCGGACTGAAGACCCATCCCAGTTTAAACTACTGGGCACAACTTACCGAAATGCTCGTCCTCATCGTGATACGGAGGAATGGTTTAAGTTGTTGTTGTATCCTGAATCTGCTGTCTCTTCAATAGCAGTGTCCTTCTCTAGGTTTGTAGGCCTATGGATAGGTGGAGCAATGTTTGACGCTAAGTTTTGTGAATTTATGGAGTACTATCAAACGTGCTTCAAGGTTCCTTCGGAAGGCTGGTTTACGAAGGATCAGCGTCGATGGCTCGAAATCGTGTACGGCGGAAAAGCCCCACGTGGCTGGACAGATAAGAAAAGTCTGTTCTGGCGATCAATCTTCTATGCCTATGGTTAGGAGTGCACTCATACGATTAATGTGAGTG